TTCGTGGGCCATGGCCGACGGGCCAACGTGGGCGAAACCGGGGCCAATCAGGATACGGTCGTTGCCTTCGCGGGCATAGACGATGGCACGCCGCAGTTGGCCATGTCGTGTATGTGGTGGCGAACCGGGCAGTGCATATCGCTTGCTCACGCGGATGCTACGCCGGGCCGTCAACCGGATTGCCGCCCCGGCATGGCCCAGACTCTGGAAATTAGCCTGGGCCATCTTCTGCCGGAGCAGCTTCCGGTTCAGACCATCGTTTGGTTTGAAACGAACGCGCAGCATCAATACCTCACTTGGTGATCCGGTACGTCAACGTCAGCACCGACGTGAACACCCGCTGATTGGCCAGATGATCCGGATCGTAGATGGGTTCGTTCTCCACCTTGATCCAGATGGCATAAGGCATGTCGGTTAATGGTTGGCGTTGCAGGTAGTCGGCGATCTGTTGTACCAATCCGCTCAAATCATTTACAGCAGTGTCGATTTGATCCTGCGGTACAGTGAGTTTTTGCTGGATGCCGATATCGACCTGACAATCGTACTGGCTGAGTTTGCGAGTGATGCTTTGGATCTGCACGCCACGCGGAACAACGCTGACAGTCAACTCCCGCAACTGTGACAGATCGTGAATGGGCAACACCTGTCGTTTGGCATTAGTGACAATCCATGACTGATTAAGTTGCAATGTCACGGCATCAGCAAGATCAATGGTCATTTTCATATTTACCCCCGTATCAACCCCGGAAAATACTAAAAAGAATATTCACCAGACTCGTTACACCGGCACCGGCAATCAGCCACATCCATCGTGCATGGCGAATCGCGTTTTGTTCCAGGCGATCCAAACGAATGTTGATGCCCGGTTCACCATTGCCACGAATGGCGTGGTCGAGCCGATCAAGTTTGTTGTGCAGTTCATCGAACTGCGAGCAACTGGAATCGCATACTTGATGCGTAGGGTTGGTCATGGACTTGCGTCTCCCAGTAAACGAGTGTGAATGCGTAAGGTCGTGTGATACGGGTCGCAGTAGCGGTAGCAGCCGTCGTCACCAAAGTTGGTGATTTCATAATGCTTACTGTCCATCGTCAGGACATCACCAGGCGACGGCTCAAACTCTGCCGGAAAATCATCAGCATTGATCAAAAAATCCCACATGCTTGATTCGATGGTTACGCCACCGACGGTGGATTTTTCATACTTGCTGATACCCGGCGAGGCATGGACGGTGTACGAGGATTCGCCTTGCTTGTAGGCGACCTCCTGCGTACACCATCCTGCCCTCACCCTGGCGAGCCACTGCATGCCTTCTTTCATGTAGTCTCTGGCCATACAGTTCGCCTTTGATCATGCGGTGAGTTTGACACGAACAGTGGCATCGTTGTCACCAGCATCAGCCACAGCTTTGCCCATGTATTTGCCTTCGATTTCGGTGGGCGTCACGTACTTGTTGGCCGAGTCCCAGTAGAGCTTGGTGCCAGTGGTGATGGCCATGCCCGGTCCACCGATCTTGGGGACATCGAAGATGCCGGTTACCGACAGGCTGCCCAACGTGTTGGCAGCGATGTCGAGTTTAGCAATGCCGACGAGGTCACCCTGGACAATCACCGTGCCTGCGGCGATGTCGGCAGCCGGGGTGTAATCGATACTGTCACCTTTCTGAACGAATGTTGCGATCATGTAAGAAATGCTCCTGCGAAAAGAAAAAGATCAAAAACAGCTTGTTTTTAAGGAAAAAACTACGGATACTTTGGGTGGAATTACGCCTCCCCCTTGAGTTTCACCGCACCACGATGGTCCTGTTCACGCACACCAAAGTCGATAAAGCCGCGAAAAAGAATGCCCAGCGAATTGAAATCCGCGTCCGTTTTTTCGACCGTGGGACGATCTACGCCGTTGAGGAATGCCACTTCAATCGAGGGCAGACGATTGGGGTCGGCCAGGAGATACCATGCCTTGCTGCTGGCACCGGTGAAGCTGGCGTTGGCCAGGTAAACACTGGAGACAACGTCGAACTTACCCACATGCGGATTGGTCGTCGGCTTGGGTTTGTTCGTGGTGGTGGTTTCGTTGAGCTGGACGCTCTTCATCAGCATCTCGGCTGCGACTTTCAGTGCTGTGGGTACGAGCAGAATGTTGGCAGGCATGCCTAGGGGTTTGCCGTTGGGCTTGGTCTGTTCGCTGAATTTCACTTCAGCATTGGTCAGACCATCGACACTCAAGGCGGTGTCTGTACCTTCCAGGTAATTGCCGTGATCGGCATGGAAGAAGGCGTTGCCATCGGATTGGGTGGGATTGCGCAGCCACAGGCCCCAGACGGCATCGGCAATGGCTTCAGCCGCACCCATCCCGATCTGACGGGGAATATCGGTGAACGCACCCATGTCATCGTTGATGATCATTTGGCGAGTCAGGGCAAACATGATGCCGTGGGTGTCGGCACGCTGACCGAATTTTTGTTCATCGAGCTTGCCATGCTTGAGTTCACCGTCCGGGCCGACCTGCTCGAACTTGAAGGAACCCGTCATGCGGTAACGACTGTGTTCCTTAAAGTCGTTGACGCTGGCGACCTTGGCAATGCGACGCCAGGCATCTTCAACATAGTTGTAGCCTTCAAGTAACATCTTGTTGGCGATGTTGCTCAAAACCCCCGGAAGGGTCGCACTGCTGAAGGCGGCTTGAAGCCAGCCGCTGGCATCACGACGGAAACGGGGAAGCTGTTGGCCCGATGCCATCTCGCAGAATTCCTGCACACCGATGCCACGAAGTTTATCGGCAGCTTCGAGGACGGGTTCGGCATACATCGCTTCGATGCGGGTGTTGGGCAAGCCACTGGCCATCAATGCCACCGCCTCAAAGACTTGGGGGTTGCCCGCATGCTGATTGGCTTGAGTATGCATGGCAACGGGAAGTTGCGGGCGCGACGCACGGAGGACGTGCAGTTCGGTCTTGGTGACATCCCAACCTTCCTCGATAGCCTGAGCCTCGATGTCCGGATGTTTGCCTTCACATGTGCTGCGGATGGCCTGGATGCGACGGGTTTCTTCAGCCATCTGCTGACGCATCTGCATCATGGGGTTCTGATCATCCGGGGCAGAGGTCGGTGCATCCGAGACATCCTGCGTTGCACGCGCGGCGATGGCGGCAGGACTTGCGGTCGGCGTGGTCGGAGGTGTGGCCGACGCGGGGGCGGTGGTGGTGGTTTGGCTTCCGGGTTCATGCATACGGGGTTGCTCCTTGCTGTTTGCTGCGATGCGGGCAGACGTAGACGAGTCTGCCCCGTTATCGACGAATGAGATTTCCTTGAGGGTTGCTTTGCGAACGACGTGGATTGGACCGTCGAAAGTCCGGCCATTGACGGTGACGTTCTGACCGTTGGGGATGAACTGTGCATCAATCACGGCAGCGCCGATGCTGGCCTGCCAGGGGAATCCGTTCTGGCCACTGCGGATCACATCCCGTGCCCAACTGGTGTCGCGGCTGACAAGGCCCTCAGCCACCAACGATCCGTTTTCGACCGCAACACGCTGCGTGTGGCCCACGCCCTGGCGTGATTGGTGATCCAGACGAACCGGAATGTCCTGGCGGTCAATGGCCAGACCTTCCAAGTCCACCACGACAGGATGCGGGAATCCTTCAATCCGCATCAGGCCACCTGTGTAAGCGACCATCCGAAACTGCGGCACCCCGGAAGCCCCGCCCCCGGAAGTTCCCCCGGAAGATTTCTCTCCGGCTGCTTCGATGGTCAACGGGCAGATGAACGAAAGTTGGTCAGGCAGTTGTTGAGTTGGCGACAGTGTCATCGTCATTGACGTTGCTCTCCTCTGAAGGTGAAGATTGACTGGGCTGGGAATCCGTAACCGTCAGCCCGAGTTGATTCATGAGTTTTGTTTCTTTGGCACGCTGACGGAGTTCGGTTTCCCAGTCCTTGCCCTGACGGGCATATTCAGCTGCCAGCGTGGTGGTGTGACTGGTCAATCGCGTGGCCTGAGCATTGGCCTCCTTGGCCGGATCAACATGCTCCGTCCCGTCGAAAAACCAGCCTTTTTGCAGGGGTAACGGACGCCCGGACAAAGTGGACATACTGCGGAGCGTTCGCAGAGCACCAAATTCCGGTGTCAACATGGCCTCGCGTATCCACGCACTGAAAATCTGATCCAAGACCACCTCGGCCAAATGCATCTGCTCGACACGAATGGACTTGTAGTAAGTCTGATGGTCAAGCCGCCCAGAGGCATAGTTGTAGCCTGACGAGTTGCAGGCCGCGATGTTGTATGGGAGGTTTAAACAACGCGCGATCTCGTTAAGAATCTCGCGTTTGAACTCGGCCAAACCCGTGACAGGCTGTTGGGCCTCGATCTGTCCAAGACGCCAACCATCCGGTAAAACGGTGGCCATACGCTTTTCCAGATTGACGATGTCCATCGGATCAAGCGGTTGCGCTTCACCGTTGGCCGGGGAATCGGTGTACAACACCGCAGCAAAATCAGCGGCAGTTTCAGCAGCGGCCAACACGGCGAGAATGTATCGACGCAACTGCGCAAACAATGGAAGCGCAGGAGTAATCTCCGGTATGCCGCGATGTTGCTCAGGGCGATCCGCACGAAACCAGTGAATCACAGATGCCGCAGGCACCTCGTCATATTGAGATGTCCACGAGGAATAATTGCCCAGGCCGCCCGGGTGTTGACGCAGAATGGAATAGAACTGTGGACTGCCGAAACTATCGAGAATCACACCATCGACATCGTTGCGTGTGGGCAACATGACTGACGATGGCGACGCGATGCGATCCGCTTCAATGAGTTGTAGATCAAGTGCAACAGGCGAATCGATATTGGGATTGAAATTCAAAACGCCGAACGCTTCGCCGTCCGTACTCTTGGCCATGCGCATCGTGCGGAGTTTGGATGCCAGGCTGACCGCTTTACTCCACTGAGCAAAGGCGTCTTCGATCTGGCGGTTGAGAGCATCATGCTTGGTGAGCAGTTGAAGGCGTGGTCCCGTACCGATGCAGTCGTTAGCCAAGGTCAGGACCATGCCCTTGGCGTAACTGTTGTTGGCCACCTCGTAACGAGCACGCTCCCGCAGCTTCTTGCGAATGTCTGCCGACGCAGCACAGTCTGCTGACATCGCATCGGCCATCGCCCAATGACGAGCGTTTTCAGCAGTCGTCTGTGCTGCGTCGTAACGCGCCCGCACCACGTTGGCCATCGGCAGTTGGCGTTGAGCCTGCGGTTTGGATTTTTTGAACCAATTACGCAATTGCATTAAACAGTGCCCCCGGGATTGATCTTGAAAATCTTGATACCTAAGC